TCGCCACCAAGCAACCCCCACCCCCTCTAAGTAGAAACCCCCCCCTATGGGACTCCTACCTCCTTTCCAATCCCCGTGATATATTTATAGAAAGGAGTGCGATTTCCTCCATGAACGAATTGATACCGGACGTTGACGCCGACGTTCCCCTACCTGCCTCTGCAACGGAGGCAATGCCCGAACTTTCTTCACGCGAAGAATTGGAGATGCGGGCTCGGACGGTCAAAATGATCTCCGATCTGACGGGCAAACCCATCGAAGCGAGCGAAGAAGACAGGGGCAAGGCCCTTGAAGCCGCTCAAAGAATGCTGTCCACACCGTCCGTGTCGCCTCAACTGGCCACGTACTCCAATCCAACGGTTGCGTATCTGGCCGGATTGGTCTCGCAGCACGACACGTTGGTCGTCAAAGAACTCGCAGACCTGAAAAAGTATGTGGTCAACAAACTCGTGGCGGAGACTGACCATCCAGATGCGAAGGTACGGCTTACTGCTCTACGTGCGCTGGGTGAAATTGACGGTGTGGATGCGTTCAAGAAGCGTTCGGAAGTCACGATGAAGCAGCAATCGGTCGAAGAGATCGAAAAAGAACTGCTTGCGACCCTCGAAAAACTGGAAAAACGCACGATAGACGTACAGGCACGGGAAATTCCGGCCCCCACCGATGAAAATTGCGCCTGAACAGATCCAGTTGCTCAAGAATCTGCTGCCGACCATGTCGGTGGAGGACAAAAAGCGCACTTTGGACCTGCTCAAAGCCTGGGAAACCGAGCAAATTCAGGCTGTAGGGCGTGAGTCACTGCTCACTTTTGCAGATCACGTCTACCCAGGCTACAAAGTGGGTCCGCACCACCGCAGACTGGCCAATATCTTTGAAGAAATTGCCTCTGGGAAGAAAAAACGGGTCATCGTCAACATCGCGCCGCGCCACGGCAAGTCTGAGTTGATCTCGTACCTCGCTCCGGCGTGGTTTTTGGGCAAATTCCCTCATAAGAAGGTGATCATGGCCTCCCACACTGCCGATCTGGCGGTGAACTTCGGTCGAAGAGTGCGAAATCTGGTCGGATCCGACCTCTATAAAGACATCTTCCCGCAGGTAGAACTCCAAGCGGACTCCAAATCAGCGTCTCGCTGGGGTACAAACTTCAACGGTGAGTACTTCGCCATCGGTGTGGGCGGTGCACTGGCCGGACGTGGCGCGGATCTGTTCATCATTGACGATCCACACTCTGAACAAGAGGCCAAACTGGGCAAAGCGGACGTGTTTCTCCCGGCGTGGGAGTGGTTCCAGTCGGGTCCGATCCAGCGTTTGATGCCCGGCGGCGCGATCATCGTCGTGATGACACGGTGGAGCAAGTTGGATCTCACTGGCCAGATTGTCAATCAGATGGCCAAGGAAGACGGCGTGGACGAGTGGGAGGTGGTGGAGTTCCCCGCGATCCTCAACGAGAAACCCCTGTGGAGTGAGTTCTGGTCGATTGAGGAGTTACTGGCCAAGAAGGCAGGCATGGACCCCCGGTACTGGCAGGCCCAGTACATGCAGAACCCCGTCTCTGAGGAAGGCGCACTGATCAAGCGTGAATGGTGGCAGATCTGGGACAAGGAGGAGCCGCCCGAGTGCGAGTTCATCATCATGTCCCTGGACGCGGCGCAGGAAGCCAACAACCGTTCGGACTACAACGCCTTAACGACTTGGGGTGTGTTCTTCAACGAAGAGACGAACAACTACAACATCATTCTGCTCAACGCGATCAAGAAGCGCATGGAGTTCCCTGAACTGAAGAAACTCGTGTTTGAGGAGTATGAGGAGTGGGAGCCGGACGCGTTCGTGGTGGAGAAGAAGTCCAACGGCGCGGCGCTGTACCAAGAGATCAGGCGCATGGGCGTGCCTGTTGGTGAATTTACTCCTGGCAAGGGGCAGGATAAGATCAGTCGGGTTAATGCTGTTTCCGATTTGTTTTCATCGGGGATAGTGTGGGCACCAGACCGCAGGTGGGCCAAGGAGGTCATTGAAGAGTGCAATGACTTCCCCAGTGGGGCGAACGACGACTTGGTCGATTCGACTACGCAAGCACTGTTGCGGTTCAGGCAGGGCGGGTTCATCAAACTCCCGAGCGATACCAAGGATGAGCCGCAGTTCTTCAAGAGCCAACGCAGGGCTGCATACTATTAAGGACGATCATGGCGACGAATATCGACAAGGGACTGACTCCGATGGATCCCGAACTCATGGGGATGGCCAGTGAGCCTGCCATTGAGATTGAGGTAGAGAATCCCGAGAGTATGTCCATCGGCATCGGTGGCGTAGAAATCCAACTGGAGCCTGAGAGCGAGACCGCTGAAGACTTCGACGCCAACCTTGCCGAGTACATGGACGAGGGTGACTTGGAGAACTTGGCCTCCGAGTTGATCGGTCTGGTGGACGCAGACATCTCCAGTCGCAAGGACTGGTCGGACATGTACGTCAAGGGTCTTGAAGTCCTGGGGATGAAGTACGAAGAGCGTGCCGAGCCCTGGCTTGGCGCTTGCGGTGTGTACTCGCCCCTGCTGACTGAGGCTGCGATACGGTTCCAGTCGGAGATGATCACTGAGACGTTCCCGGCTCAAGGGCCGGTCAAGACGCAGATCATCGGTGAAGTCACTCGGGTCAATGAGGACGCCGCAGAGCGTGTTCGTGATGACATGAACTATCGCCTGACGGACGAGATGATCGAGTACCGGCCTGAGCATGAGCGCATGCTGTACTCATTGGGTCTGGCGGGTGCTGCGTTCAAGAAGGTGTACTACGACCCGACGATGGGTCGTCAGGCTGCGCCGTTCATCGCCGCAGAAGACGTCATCATGCCGTACGGCGCGTCAAACGTGTACAAGGCCGAGCGTGTTACGCACGTGATGCGCAAGACCAAGAATGACTTGAAGAAGTTGATGGCCGCAGGGTTCTACCGCGACGTGGAGTTGGGTGAGCCGGTGCGGATCTTCACGGACATTGAGAAGAAGAAAGCCGAGGAGGGTGGCTACACCCTCACGGATGATGACCGGTATCAGATCCTTGAGATCCACGTGGACTGGGATCTGGCTGGGTATGAGAGTGAAGATGGCGTTGCGTATCCGTATGTAATCACGGTGGATCGCGGCTCGTCAAAGGTGCTGTCGATTCGTCGTAACTGGGAAGAAGACGATGAACGACACCTCAAACGACAGCACTTTGTTCAGTACACTTATATCCCTGGCTTTGGTGCTTATGGGCTTGGCTACATTCATATTATTGGTGGCTATGCTCGTGCTGGGACCGCGATTATTCGCCAACTGGTAGATGCGGGTACGCTGTCTAACCTGCCCGGTGGCTTGAAGTCCCGGGGCTTGCGCGTCAAGGGTGATGACACACCGATTGCCCCTGGTGAATTCCGCGATGTAGATGTCCCGTCCGGCACGATCCGCGATAACATCATGCACCTGCCGTACAAGGAGCCGAGTCAGGTTCTGGCAGGACTTCTTGAGCGGATCACCGATGAGGGTCGTCGTCTGGCTGCGATTGCTGATTTGAAGATCAGCGACATGTCGGCGCAAGCCCCGGTGGGCACCACACTGGCCCTCTTGGAGCGGCAACTCAAGACGATGTCGGCTGTTCAGGCCCGGGTGCATGACAGCCTGAAGATGGAGTTCAAACTCCTCAAGAAGATCATCCGTGACTACATGCCGCCGGACTATTCGTACATCCCGGTGGGCGGCAACCGTGCTGCCAAGCAGGAGGACTACGATCTCGTTGAGGTGATCCCGGTCTCTGATCCGAACGCAGCGACGATGGCGCAGCGGATCATGCAGTACCAAGCGGCACTGCAACTGGCCCAAGGCGCTCCCCAGATCTACGACCTGCCGATGCTGCACCGTCAGATGTTGGAGGTACTCGGCGTGAAGAATGCCGAGAAGTTGGTGCCGGTGGAGGACGACCAGAAGCCACGCGATCCGATCAGCGAGAACATGTCGTTCCTGACGGGCAAGCCCACCAAGGCGTTCATCTATCAGGACCACCAAGCCCACATCGCGACTCACATGAGTCTGCTGCAAGACCCGATGGTGGCGCAGATGATTGGCCAGTCGCCGATGGCGCAGCAGATGGGCGCAGCCATCATGGCTCACGTGGCCGAGCACATGGCGTTTGCATACCGTCAGCAGATTGAGGAGCAACTGGGCGTACAGATGACTCCGCCTGATGCTGAACTGGACGAGAACACCGAGGTTCAACTCTCTCGCTTGGTGGCCCAGGCCGCGCAACAACTGTTGCAGTCCAACCAGCAGAAGGCTCAACAAGCGCAAGCGCAGCAGATGGCTCAGAACCCGCAGTTGCAGATGGCTCAGGCCGAGTTGCAACTCAAGGCCCAGGAGTTGCAGCGCAAGGAGCAGGATAGCCAGCGTGACTTCGCTATCGCCCAAGAGAAGATTCGCCTGGAGCGTGAACGTCTGGCTGCGGAGTTGCAGAAAGAGCAGATGCGGCAGACCAATCAAGCGCGTCAGAACGACAAGCGGCTGCGTGCTGACATGATCAAAACCGTGATGAAGCCCCGACCCAAGTCGGGAGCGACACCACCCAAACAGTGAGGTGAAACATGGCTACCACTGCGTTTTCCGTGGTACTGAAAGACATCGAAGAGCATCGGGAATCCATCGCCCGTGCTCTCGTGGACGGAGCAGCGAAAGACTTCTCCGAATACAAATCCATGTGCGGCGAGATCCGGGGTCTCTCGGTTGCACATGCTTTTATCAACGACCTCGTGCGAAAGATGGAAAGAGACGAAGATGAGTGAAATCCTCCTGAGTACCGGTGAAGATGCGGTGCCGACCACTCTGCCAGAAACGGCGGAGGAGAAGGCCAAACAACTTCCCGACCCGTCCACATACCACCTGCTCTGTGCGCTGCCAGAGATTGACGCGGAGTATGAGAGCGGGATCGTCAAGTCAGGGCAGACCATGCACTTTGAAGAAGTCATGTCCCCTGTGCTGTTCGTCATGAAGATGGGACCAGACGCCTACGGCGATAAGAGCCGCTTCCCCAGTGGGCCTTCGTGCAAACCGGGCGACTTTGTTCTGGTGCGTCCCAATACTGGAACCCGCGTGAAGATTCACGGGCGTGAGTTCCGCATCATCAACGACGACAGCGTGGAAGCCGTGGTGCAAGACCCGCGTGGCATCTCACGAGCATAAGGAGGATCACATGCCGCTTGATCAAGAACAGTTCAAGTTCCCGGACGAGAAGGCCGAGGAAACCAAGCAAGACGAGATTCAATTTGAAGTCGAGGGCGAAGGCGAACCCGAGGTAGAGGTTGTCAATGACACGCCTCCCGAAGACCGGGATCGACCGCCCATGAAAGAACCTCCCGCAGAGGTGACGGATGACGAATTGGCCCAGTATTCAGAAGGGGTCAAGAAACGTATCCAGCATTTCTCTAAGGGTTATCACGAAGAGCGTCGCGCCAAAGAAGCGGCATTCCGTGAGCGAGAAGAGGCTATTCGCCTCGCTCAGCAACTCATGGAGGAGAACAAGAAACTCCAGAGTTCCCAGGGCCAAACCCAGCAGGTATTGCTTGAGCAGGCCAAAAAAGTGGTCGCCAGCGAACTTGAGCAGGCCAAGCGCAAATACAAGGAAGCCTACGAGGCAGGGGACGCGGACGCCCTAGTTGCTGCGCAGGAAGAAATTACCGCAGCAAAAATCAGAGCGGATCGGGTAAACAATTTTAAGCCTACCCCTTTACAAGAAGAAAAACCTGCGGTACAACCCGCACCACAACCTGTTCAGCAAGAGCAGGTTCGCGTCGATCCCAAAGCCTCTGCGTGGCAAGAAGCCAATCCGTGGTTTGGACAAGATGACGAGATGACTGCTCTTGCACTGACGGTTCATCGAAAACTTGTGGAAAGTGGGGTAAGTCCAAACAGCGACGAGTATTACGACCGCATCAATACGCGGATGCGGCAAGTTTTCCCGGATGCGTTCACCTCTGAGAAAACCGAGAAGCCCGTAAAGAAATCGTCTGTTGTGGCACCTGCGACCCGCAGCACAGCGCCCAAAAAGATCGTGCTGACCCAATCCCAAGTAAACATCGCCAAGCGGCTCGGACTGACGAATGAGCAGTACGCCCGTGCGGTTGCGGAAGAAATGAGGAAACAAAATGGCTGAACAGAATCGTCTGTCTCGTGAACTTGAGAACCGCACGAAGATGGAGCGTCCCAAGCAGTGGATGCTTCCTGAACTGCTGCCCTCTCCCGATCCGGAAGATGGGTACGAGTTCCGCTGGATCCGTATCAGCACCCTTGGTACCGCTGATCCAGGCCATATTTCCGCAAAACTCCGCGAAGGTTGGGAGCCTGTGAAGGCATCTGAGCATCCCGAAATCCAGATCATGGCAACTGGGGACAAGCCCCGGTTTCCAGACAGCATCGAGATCGGTGGACTCTTGCTTTGCAAAACACCCAAAGAGTTTGTTACCCAACGCAACTCGTACTATCAGCGTCAAACTGATGGTCAGATGCAGTCGGTTGACAACGCCTTCATGCGCGAGAACGACCCCCGGATGCCTCTCTACCGAGAGCGCCGTTCTGAGGTGAAGTTCGGACGCGGTTAAATCATCTTAGGAGTCACAAATGGCATATCCTGTTGTTGACGCTCCATACGGTTTCAAAGCCATCAACGAGTTGAATGGTCTACCGTACGCTGGAGCAATCCGACAAATTCCTATTGCCCGAAACTACGGCACCGCCTTGTTCAATGGCGACCTGTTGCAGTTGACGACAGACGGAACCATCATCAAGACCGGCTACTCTGCCGCATCCAGCCCGAGCACGGTTATTGCCGGGGCTATCGGAGTGTTCGTTGGTTGTTCTTACACCAACCCCTCCACGGGTCAGAAGTTGTTTGCCCAGTACTACCCCGGTAGTGTTTTGGCTAACGACATCGTGGCCTTCGTTGTGGATGATCCTTCGGCACTGTTCAAGGTGGCGATGGTTGGTCAAACGTCCAGCGAGAGCAACACCGTTTCGACCATTGGCTACGCCAACCAGTCTTTCATTGGAACCAACGTGTACGCGATTACCGGCGTTGCTGGTAGCACCGTCACGGGCAATTCCAAGATGGCTGTGTCTGGCGACGGCCCGAGCAACGGCACCGGCAACGTCCGCGTGGCGTCCACCTCGCTGCCGTTCCGCGTTGTGGCTGTGGTTCCTGAAACGGCTTACTCCGTGTCTGGCACGGGTACTTCCGCTTCTACGACCATCACGCTCGACGCCGCTGTTACTGGCCTGCAAGCCGGTATGGCAGTGACCTGCCCCGAGGCAAGTGCAGGCGGAAACCCTGGCGATTTCAACTACGTGACCAACGTGAACGGCACGACCGTCACCGTGGCGAAGACGCTGACCGCTGCTACCGCCGGTAGTAACTTCACCTTCGTGGGCTTCCCCGAAGTTCTGGTGAAGTGGAACCAGGGCTGGCACTCGTATCAATTCGCTACGGCGCTCGCGTAAGGAGTAATTCACCATGGCAATTTCTCGTGCCCAACTACTGAAGGAACTCCTGCCGGGTCTGAACGCCCTGTTTGGCATGGAGTACAAGCGTTACGGCGAAGAACACAAGGAAATCTACGAGACCGAGACTTCCGAGCGTTCGTTCGAAGAAGAAACCAAACTGGCTGGTTTCTCTGCCGCTCCGGTTAAGCCTG